AAATAAAAAAAAAAAAAAAATTCATTTAAATTAAAAAAAAGTGATTAATGTGTTAAATATTTTTCTCATATTTTTTTCCGTTCCAAAGATAAATTCCTTCATGGATATACTCTTTGGATTTCTTATTATTAATAAAAATGTACACAATATCAGGATATTTGCGCCAAGGTTCAAGCTTAGCTATTCGGCATCTTTCTAAAACATAAGGAATATTGCCTTTATGCTCAGTAACTTTAATCTCATTACAGTCTCCCATAGGATCAATAACGTCTTTATATTTCCTTCGATCATCTTCCCATCCGGTTTCAAGAAGATACTGTTCAGGCGCATGGCCATACAGACATGCTTCATAGATCTGATTTAAAGTTCTACCTCTAGCTGTTGACTTTTTGCTATGTATTTGCTTTGCTTCAGCCATAGCTCTCTTAGACCATTCGCTTTTACTTTTAATATCATCAATGTTAAAGCTCATATCCATATTAAAAATATCATATGTTTTTATAGACGTATTCAAGGGCACGATCGGCCTCCTTTTCTAGTGGACGGGATTTATACCAATTACCAGTATCAATATCAAGTTCACGACATAATGTAGTTATTTCTTGAGCTGTGATAGGATACTTGTTCTTTATTGCATTACCAGCAGTGGCTACCATTATTTGATACATTTTATGATACCAACCGGTATTACTAATCATTTTATATTCGGTCACCATTTGTTTTGGAAAGAACGGACAATTTTTATATGATGACCAATTTACATTTGAATTATCGAGTTTTGATTTTCTATGTTCAATTATTTCTTTCTGCATGTCTTCAGGTAATCTATCAAAGAAACTATTACCAGCTTTTTCACGGTATGGATATTTTGTCATAACCATATCTGGATCGATAGGATTGCCAGTGTTACTAAAGATAAAGTTAAAAGCATTATCATATTTTGCTGGTATATAATACATGCGAGATAGATCCTTGGTTTGTTTATCTCCGAGGTCGCCGAGTTCCGTTTGGAGAGCAAACCAAAAGTGTCGAATCTTTTCAGCCGGAACTGTTTTTGTAAGAGGGAAGACAAGACGAAACTTTGGTAAAGATTGTGTGCTGCTAGCAGTAGAATAACACACGAACTTATAAGCACCAAAGCGTGTACGTAAATTGACATGTAAGTCTCCTTCAAATTTAAAATCATCAACATCAACTGCACACCAGCTTGACCACATTGTGACATTATCGTTTTTACGAGTAGTGTCAGGCTTGTAGCAAGCTGGTGACATTAAGAGAGCATTTTTCTTTGATTTGATTCGACGTTCTGCTAGATCATACAAAGCTTTTTCAAAAGCATCAAAGTTTTTGAATGTTAGTTTTTGAGTAGTTTTATTATCGAATATATTATTAAAAAGAGTCAGAGATATTTCCATGGTTGCCCTCATGTGATGGACCCTGCCAACCTTCTGGCTTTACCAAATCTGGTAATCCAAGCGGATTAGGTCTACCTTCTTTAATGCCAACTTCTTTTGACATATTAGCTTTATATACTTGATCCCATGCTTTGTTAGCATCAACACCAAATACTTCAAGTGTGCCGATAGCAAAAACACATAGGTCTATAATACCATCAACTATTTCTTCTGGATTATTATCTTTAAATGCTTGCTTTGTTTCATCAAGTTCTTCTTGCATCATTTTAATTCTAAAATCCATATACTTGCTTAGTCTTGACCAATCGGACTTCTTTTCTTCATTCATCCATTTGTCGACACCATATTTCTTATGCATGTCTTGCATATCTTTAAACCAGTTTGTACTCATACGAAAAAATCCTCCAAGGTTGCTTGTTCTTCGGCAGACCAGCCGATTGGGTTGAGTATTAAATTTAATGGTTCGATAAATGTTTTTTCGAACTGTAAATCATAGTTAATATAGTTATGTAGTTTTAATTCTTTTGGTAATACATCTTTAAATGATACAACATTTTGCTTTATAGAGTTTGGTAGTTTTAAGTACACAAATTTAATTCTATCACCATTTGTTATAAGTTCATACTTATTATTTAGTTTATTTTCTTTAAGATGATAATTATGTAAGAGAGATCCACGAACATGTATTGGACAACTCTTCTTAAATATTGTTTTTCTATCATGCCAATCTGTAATGTTTGTAACTCTACGAGGAAAAGCTATTTCTTCTGGTTGTAGACTTCTAAATTCTGCTTTAAATTTAGCAATAAAACTTTGTGTTTCAGCTTCGGTACCAGATATTATTAACTTAAATGCTTCTTTAAATTTATTACGAACTATTTCAGGAGTTGATGATTTAATTGCTTCAATACCCATAATCTTAAGTTTTGGTTCTGAATATTGAACACCTTCATTATTATGTACATTGAGAATATATCTTTTCTTTGCAGTCCAGATACCAACATCTGATATTGCTTCTCTTGCCATGACCATTCTATTCTTATATGCATTATGCATGATATAAAATTCATGATATGCTTTTTCTATAGCTGGTTCAAAGTGTTCTTTACAAATTTGATCTAAGAATAAAACTGGATTCTTTGGAGTAAATTTCTCTATGAGTGGTCCAAAGTTGACGTATAAAGAATCGGTGTCAATTGCGATAACATAATCTTTATCGGTCTTAAGTAACTTGTTTAATTCTTTATTCATAGTTTGTTCAGCCCACTTAATTGCTTTTTGACCAGTAAGAGTTACACCTTCAGCAAGTGCTGGTCTGAAATATAAAAAGTGTTTGTTAGCAAGTGCACCATACAAACTATTAAGTAGAATTTTAATAGCCATTTGACGATTTTCAAGAGTGTTTATTTCTCTATCAAGTTGAACTGTATAACCCTTTTGCATTTGAGATTTAGCAGCCAACATCATCTTCTTTACTGATACACGTTCATCATAATATTCTTCAATGATTTGTGGAAGTACGCCTTGAAAATCTTTACGATAATATGTTTCATTAGCAGCTCTAACGTATTTATCAGGATCATCAATATGACTTACTATTGTTTCTGGTGACATGTTGTTTTGAACAATGATATTAGGATATAGAGAATTTAAATCAAATGATACTACCCATTGATATTTTTTAGGGATTGGATCTTTTACATAGCCACCAGCAATATGGCTTTTGTTATCTTTAATTTGATAATCGTCAAACTGTTGAGTAAGAGGAGTTATAATATTGTGTTGATTTAATTTTCTACAAATAATTGATTCCCATATGGCTGTAACACCAAATGTGTCTTGATAATTAACACCACCCTTATAGGCTACAGTAATAGCCAAAGTAATCAATCCAAGTTTTTCTTCAAGCCTATCAACTAGTTGAACATCTTTCATATTATAATCAATGTACTTTTGATAATCATCTTTATAAAGATTTTTAAGTGAGCCTGATTCTTCATATGAAAGTTTCTTTTCACCAAGTACAACATAAGCAATGTGATTCAATGCATATGATTCTTGAGGACCATACGTATAACCAAACTTTTGAAATAATTCCATGTAATCAAGTGTTTGTATTCCAGGAATCTCATAAACCATATTTTCTTTACCACGACTCGGTACCATTCTTGGAGGCGGTATTTGTAACCCATAAGGAGAAAACTTTGATAACCATTCAATGCCTAAGACTTTAGAAACACGATTAATAATGTATGGTATATCAAAAAATCTTGTATTCCAACCGGTTATAACATCAGGTGTAATATCTGGATGAGACCAGAATTCTATAAACTTAGTAAGAAGTTCTTCTTCACTGTTACATTGAACATACTTAACATCTTTTATAAGAGAGTCTTCAGTTTTAAAATCGCCATAACCCCACACATGATATGTTGAAAACTTACTTGATTTATATGATATTGATAATATGGTATGAGCTGCTTGGTCTGGATATGGAAAGCCATCATCATAATCTGTTTCAATATCAAACGTACCAACGTTAATCATATTACGATCAAATTGAATATCTTGTGGAAACTTATCCATTACATATTGCGTAGTAAATCTTTTATTACCATATATACTTCTACCTGATACTTCAATATTATCTTTGAACCATTGACCAGCTTCATACATACTGTTAAACTCTACAGGTCCAACATATTGTCCATCTAAACTTTTAAAATTTGTTTTAGTATTTGATGTGACGTAGAATTTTGGTTTGTAATGTTCTTTTTTAATAACTCTATCGCCGTTATTTGAATAACCACGATAGAAGATATTATTTTTGTATCGATATAAGTTTGTGTAAAATGCCATTAGAATCCTGGGTGATTAGTTGATTTTGGACGAAGCCAAGGCCAATTATTAGTAGTCCAACCGTTGATGAGGTTTGGTATGTTGATATTATATTGTGATAATTCGTTTTGGTTTTGTTGTAGATAAAGAATTTTATGTTGAATTGTTGGTTGTGATTGAAAATTAATATAATGTTGTTGTAAATTAGTCATAAGCTCTCCTTCAATTATAGATCTATTATACATTAGTTTTTTGTAAATGTAAAGGAAAAAATGTGATTTTATAGATAAAAATCACGGCCGTTTTCGAGTTTGTATAATGATAGTTCGAAAATCAGTTTTTGAGTTAATGGTGGTAGTGAATTATATTGTGATGATTTAGTAGTGTTTGGATCCGAAAATAGTAAATCCGCGAATTTGTTAATAATATGATTGTTTTTAGAAATATATTTTTTAATAAATGGTGTTGGGTTATTTAGATTATAATTTAACATTTGGCTCTCCTTCAATTGTATTAATTCTACCACACTTTTTAGTAAATGTAAAGGAGTTTATGTTTAACTAGTTAATTATATTGTAAATGATTCTCCGCAACCACAAGAAGCGACTGCGTTAGGATTGATGACCTTAAGATAAGATCCT